AAATCGGCATACTCGATCAAATACAAAAGCTGAATTGCGAACAATAAATTATAGTCCAGCTGGTGCCACCCACTTGCACGCTCTTCGGCCATTGCCCTAAATTCCGGGCGAGTCTCATTCGTCTTTGGGTATTGTCCAGAAACGGAGCACAGCTTATCACCAGAAGCATACATGTCTGTAACAATATCGGCTGACGCTACCATTGCACTGGTTGTAGCGTCATACATGCTGCCTTCATAGGCTCCGATATATCTATAATCAACGATCCTCCCGCCGGATGTGATAAATGCGGGGAAAATAGTGTAACCAGCCAGCGGAACAAGGCTGATATTCCAAGTATGAACAGGGTCACTCCAGTCAACTATAGTAAAACTTTGGAATCTCAACCATCACCTGACCGTCAGTACCGTCAAGGACAGATGCAGATCCGTCCGCTTTTTTAGTTGAGTCTGTAGGATCGAGATAATATTGGACAACTCCGGTATCAGAAAGCACGCATCGGCGCATCAAAGCCTGTATTGGAAGACTTGCATTGCCGGGACTTGACCCAACCCCTACGCCGGCAAGAGTCCCGGTACGAGCATAAGTATCCCCTGTTTCATTGTACGCGACGCCATAAAAATCACCTGAAGTATTCCAAGTCGTAGCGCCAGCCATTGTCGTGCGGACTGTGCCTGATTCAACCACTTTATTATTTACGTCCAGCGCAGTCGTAGCATCAGAAATAAAGTAGTCACCGACAGCGCATCCAACATAAAAGTGATCGCCCTCGGTCGCTGTAATTCGGTATGATTTGCTAACCGTGAGATTCCCAGAGTCTTGCTCCGCACCATCAGCAGCGGCACCGGCAAAATAGCTTGTAGGGTAGGCATCTGTCGTGAGCCATACAGTCGTTGCCGTAGCAATCGTGATATGAACAGTTCCGGCAACCGTCACGGCAAACGTATTATGAGTTCCGTCCGAAGCCTCACCCGCACCTGTAACCGTAGCCGTCCCCGCTGAAGATGTGGCAGTTCCAGCGCCATATACCTGTAAGGTATACGACCCGATTGGTAGCGTCAGGTCTTGCGTAACCGGGGGATCACCCAAGAGGATATTCGCCGCTTCGCCCTCAGACCGAACGCCGGCAGTCTCGATAGGGGTCGTGTTAATGGCGAGGTCTTGCATTACCCCGTCAGAATCGATATACGTCGCGTTCGTGCCGGTGTATGCGGTTGTGGCAGAACCTAAGTCCCCCCGCCGGTCTTTGGTATCATCTATACAGGCGATATCGGATGTTACCCTGGACTCATTTAAAAATTGTGGAGGCCTCGGTGGATAGTTAGGTCCAGCGAAAGCCACCGACGCGATAAAGATGCTGCAAAGTATTGAAAATATGCGCTTCATAATCTCACCCTTAATTAAACATCAGGTCTATGGTAATAACGCTTGAGGCTACAGAGTTCCCGGTAACAACGATCATAAAAGGACCGTTGATAAAACGGTAAATATTGTCATAATCTGAGTTTCCGGGATAGACTTCTTCCGGTGCGGTTGCTGACCTGTCGTCCGCCCTTCCACCCAAAGCGTCATAGGTAAGAATAGTGGAAGTGTAAACTTCGGTAACGTTTGCAGCGCTCAATTCGGTGGTGCCGAAAGTGAAAGTCCCGTCTGATTTGACCACCGTAACGTACCCCAATCTGGCATGGTTATAAGCAGCCGCCGGGAGTAACGCTACCGCCGCCGCTGCCGTAGTGCATTGTGCAGCCACCTGGCCGGTAGCTTCAACCGCGTCGATTGTTCCATCAGTTCCGATATCGAGTGCAACCGCGCCATACTTGGCCTGAACAATCACATCATCACCCGGAGCCGTGCCGGCAGCGACCGCCGCTTTATAATACGACACACCATTGACAACATAGCTAAATGCCGCCGTTGACACCGCCGTAGCCGTGGATCCCACCGCCAGCGTGGGAGAAGACAGGACAAAATCGTCAGTGTCCGACTTTTCAAATAAATAAACGTCATAACTCGCTGTTGGCGCCGGGTCGCATGGGGTGGTTCGGATAGACGTTAACCATTTCCCGTAAATGCTCGAATAAATCCCCGGGTTATTTGCGGCCCCATCGAATACAGCCGGAACGAAATAGGCTGTGGAACTGTCAGCGGTCGCCGTAATGGTGACCTTTACGCCGGAAGTACCAATCAGCGAATCGTCAAGGTCGCTTATGGTCGTAGTTCCAGCCCCGAAACAGGGTACAACCAAAAACAATAATACAAGTGCGGTTAAAAGGATTTTCTTCATCGTCTCATCCTCTCTCGTTTTGAAGGTTTAAAAGATCGTATTCTATTCATTTTTATAGATTTCCAGGTTATTCTCGTAATTCTCGGTCCTAAACTTCTGGCTTTCTCGTTATAGGCTTCAATTTCTGCAAGGATGTCCAGCCACTTCGCCGGACTCCTGTTTGATGACAGGTAAAACCTTTTAATCCTTGCGTAAATATCGGCCCTCTTTTCGGTGTATTTCGATTCGGTTATGTATTCTTTCCACTGTTTTTCCCTTATGGCCGCTATTCGTGAAGGATAAAGGGATATAGCTCTCATAAATGTTTCAACCCCTTCCGTCTTGACAGCCTTGTTTCCGTAAAATACCGGTCGGTTTCCTTTCGTTGTGAGCCCCTCGGTGGATTCTCTGTATGCCCGGATAAGGTTTCCAAATCCAGTAGGAAGCATTTTTTCAAATCCTTTGGCAACGTTACCCTCCGCGATCATAGGAACACCGTTAATAAAAATGTCTGACATAACGCTCCCGGGAGCCCCAAGAAAATCTTTTACGGAAGTTGGCATAGCACCAACCCCAAGAGCCAAAGACCCCTTGACCGAGAAGCCTGCGAGCCCTGCAAGCCCGAATCGTGCAAGGTTCTCACCGGAAGGCCCGAAATGTTCCCCAATGGACCGATAAGCCTTTTCCTCCGGCTCATCAATCCCGAACGCTTTTAAAAGTGCTGCTAATATTGGGGATAAAACCGAAGCCCCGGCACCTGCCAGTATTGCGGGTGCGACCACCATGTGGGCGAGTGCGGCGTAATCTTTTTTCTCAAACCCGAGTTTACGCATGTTCAAAAGGTATGTATGGCTAAATCTTTGAAATACATACATCATTCGGGCTATGTGGGCTGCCGGGTTTCCCCCAAGCGCCATATATGGATAGTTTCCTTTGTTGTAGACACCGTGAGAATCGTCCGAAACCTGTTTTGCCATTTCAGCGATTTCCTCTTTGGTCTTTCCCTTATTTTCTGCCAATCGTGAAAGCCCGTTAAAAGCTGCGGATATTGTGGCCCCCCTGTTTAGTTTTTCGCTCTGTGAAAACGTGAACATACCGACTTTAATAATGTTGTCCCATCCCCTGCTAAGATTCGACCTTAAAGCCGAAAGTGATTCTGAGGTGTACTGGGCATCCGTCCAGCCCTTCTTTTCCATGTAATCGAATATCCAACGATCTTTGGCGGATAGTTTTTTGGTTCCGAATTGCCCGTCAGCGATATATTGCCCGTACTGTTTTATGCCCTTTCCAAGCTCTTTCCACGACCGGCCATAGGAAATGCCCGCGCCCTTTAATGTGGCAATCGTGGATGTCGGCAGGGCGGTAAGGTTGATAAGCGGCGCCGCAAAAACCCTGAACGCCAGGTATTTACCTACGGCAGCGCCCCGTAGCACGCCGATAATGTTATCCGCAAAGTCCGGGTTTCTGGTATTCTCTCCGATATAAGCCATGGCCCACTTGAAAGCTGTCGGTTGTTTCCCCTGCTCAATCATCATTTCTTTAACGTGTTTGGCATAGTCCTCTCTGGTTGCGTCGGGGTTTTCGGTCTGATATTCGGCCCAGGATGTCTCGGTTCCGGTCAGGGCTTTTAACATCTTCATGGTCATATTTTTTTTGGCTTCTGCGCCCGCCAGCCCTTTGATGTATTTCGGGATGGCAAGAAGCGGGTTTTCCTCATACCCAAGATACAGTTCGCCACCACGTTTGGTCATGTGAGCCCTTGCGCCCCTCTCTCTAATTACGTTCGATACCTGTTCTGCTAAAGCGGTCGCAAATATGTTTTCAATCTCTTTCGTAACCCCTTCAAGGTATTGGTTTGAAAGTTTATCGCTGGCCTGCTTTTCGACTTTTTCAAGGGCAGCGTTTATGACCTGCTGTGTCTTGATAAGCCCGCCGGCCATTCCAAAAACGTCTTCACCTATCTTGTTACTCGCTGTGACGGTAACAGTGTACCCCTGCTTTTCGAGTTCTTTTACCCGGGGATTGTTCAAGCGTCTAAAATTAACAGGTTCAAGCCTGTTGGCCTCACCTTCTTTTTTGGCGACCATTGTGTACCGTCCGGGCTTGCGGATGCGGGGGAAATAATACCCTCTCATGTCACCCATCTCGGCCATTGCCTGTTTTAAGCTGATAGTCGTGGACTTTCCGTCACGGTAAACCGGGATTTCTGGAAGTTTAAAGCCCTGCTCTTTGGCAAGCCTGATGATTTCGCGCATAGGCCTAAACAGCATTTCAAACCCCTTGTTCGTAGTCATCCTGACGGCCATTACCGCGCCGACCTGTTGGGGATTGAAACCCTGTTTCTGAAGGTCTTTGGCTTCGAGTTCCAATGCTTTGTCGATGGCTTCAAATTCGTTCTTCGCTTCAAATACGTTTCCGGTTCCGGCCCGATTCGTTACCATCCACGTTCCGCGCTCTTTGCCTTCTTTAATCCTGAATCCCATTTGAGTCTGATCGGTTTCGATCAAGTAATCCTGAAATTTCTTGAAGTCCTGTTTTGGAAGGGCTTTTAAAGCGGTTACAACGTTTACATCGTCGTGATTCTCCATGTAAAATTCAAGCTCGGCCTTTTCGTCCATTCTTTCGGATGTTGCATCAACTATGGATTTTACGGCAGGAATACCCTTATCTTTGAAAAAAGCCGGGATTGAGACAATCAGGTCTTTCCAGTAAGACAGGTCTTTCTTTGTGCCGACCAGTGGCTTCGATTTCTCAAAAAAGGATGATACCGTTTCAATGACCGATAGTGTGTCTTTATCAAACTCTTTTTCGAGGGCTTTTTCTGTGGCGGTGGAGAACTGTATCCTTTCATCGTTCGGGTCAAAGGCTCCCTGATTGAATATTGATTTTATTTGGGTGGGGGAGAAGGCTATATAGTTTTGTGCCCCCCCCTCAAGCACTTGCATCCCGTCATAACCAAGAGACTTGATATCGTCTATGTGCTGCTCAAATATTTCCCATGTGTCTGAATTATATGCGGCAGACTCAATATAGTCATCGGCGGAGTTGAAAACCTCTCCATCGTAGGGGTCTTTCGTAGACCCAATTAATTTGAACAGTTTTTTAAGCTGGTCATATGCCGTGGTGTCAAACAGGTTTTTTATGGAGAGGTAATATTCTCCAACCTCGTCGCCGTAGTCTTCGGAAAAGCTTTTTTTTGTGGCGAAATGAGAAGGTGTTTTGAATACGTTAAGCCCAACTTCATCCGTCCCATGATAAACCACAAGCGGCTTCCCATCTTTATCGACAACCTTGCTATCACCAAACCACTTAACAAAGTTCGGATTGTCTAAAATGCTCTTGGCGGCGTCCTCAATTTTAAACGAGGGCTCTTGGGAAAACTCAAAGGCTGAATCGGGTAACTTCCGATCGTAAATTTTTCCAGACTCAATGTCCCTAACGATCCCCCGTGAAGTCCTCTCAAACAGGTTTACGAACCGGTCAACGAAATCCTTAATCTTATCCATGACCCTTTGAACCGCGCCCTTGTGGTCCCGATTGTAAAGCTCCTGTTCAACGAATCTCGCCCGGTCCTCTTTCCCGCCAACGTCCTTTTCGGACTGAGGGGTAAACTTACCTTTGCGATATAATCTGCGGATTGCGCTTTTCAGGATTCTGGATTCGGATTCGGTGATGATGCCGATATCTTCAGCCCAATGGAAAGACTCATGGTGAAGGGTGTATTTCCCGCCTGACTTGGCTATCTTGATAGTGCCGTCCTGATACTTGCCGGTGATCAGCTCGCCGTCTTTTCTCATGCGGCCATAGGACATCTCAAAGGCAAGATCGTCAGGCAGTATGGTCTTCGGCTGTTTAATGATGAGTCCACGGCCCATCTTCGTTCTGACCCAGATATCAGGCCTATTGCCGGTCATTTCGACAAAGCCGACTCTCTGACCCTTGAATACCTCTTTGATGTCTTTAAGGGTTAGGGGGGTGCCTGTGGTGGTGGAAAATGCCGCTTCCTTCTTGGGTGCGGTGGGTTCCTTGGCTTGAACCGGGTTTAACTTTTCAAATCGTTCCTGCTGCCACTCCGTTAAACCCGCATCGGCAAGTTTCATCGGCATTATCAACCCGACAGGCGCATTCCCGTCTTTAAATAAAACACCTGCATCGCCCGACTTTATATAGGGTTTTGCTTTTGGGTGTAGCGTCAAAACCGAATCAACATACTTTGCCTTTAACTGTAATTCTGTTTCCCCGTCAGAAGAAACAACATGCACCATAGGCTCTGTGCCAAACTCCTTTTCAAACTCGCTCCCCGTAAACCACTCACCCGCAAGCACAGCGGATTCGTATTCTTTGGCATCGGAGAATAGTTCTTTAATGTTGGGCGCGTCCTTGCCGGTTGACAGCTTCCCTTTTACCTTCGGCTTTGAGGAAACCTTTACGGCATATCCACCATCTGAAAAATACCCGTCATTATAATAGGAGCCCTTGTCTTTCTTGGGGTCATCGTCAGTTTTTGGGCGCTCAGTTAGTCCCTGTTTTCTCGGCCTGAACTCATTGTAATATTCACCGGCTATATCCGTTATGCGCTTTCCTGAAGGCTTTACCGAAGCGTATTTCAGTTTTCCAAGCTGGTTTTTGGGGATAGCGTCGGGGAATGATTTTACTGACTTTTTGAAGTCTTGGAGCGCTTGTTTTGAATTTAAAAGGGTGAACTCACCGTCGCCGGGAACATGGATTGTAACGGTCCCTTGGGTGTACCTTCTGATAAGCGAATCGTGCTTCAATTCAGCGAATCCGGCTTTGGTTGTCGCCGTATCCACATCGGCATCGGCCTTATTGGATTCCTTATTCCATGCGTCACTACCGGTAGAGCCGAAAGTTGGTCGCCGCTTCTTTATTTCCTCATATACGGCTTTCGCCGCTTCGCGTTTTTCTGCTAAGCCTGTCAGGACGGCATCGGCGGCATCCAATTCGTCTTGCTGTTTTGCGGTCGGTCTTAATTCGGGTATATCTTCCGGCGCTGCATCAATCGCCTTATCAATCTCAGCGAACAGATACGCTTTCTGCTCTTTCGGGGATAGGGCATTGGCTTGTTTCTTCGGAATATCAACCGTGACATCCTTATCTTCGGCGGGTCCGGTAATTTCAACGGCTTCGGCTTTGGGTTTAAGCGCGGATTCAATCGGAGTCTTCTTGACCGGTTCTTTTGGTGCCGGATAATCCTCTGTATAAACAGGTTTCCCGTCCTTTTTAAGCTCTGTTGGGTGAACGCCGGTTAAGTCCGCAACTTCGTTTGTTGACCACGGCCCTCTCCATCCGTTTTGCATGGCCTCTTTATAGTCTGTCCATATCGGTCTGTCGTTAGCGTCAATATACCACTCGCTTTTGACAGGTTCCTTGGCGGCTGCTTTCCGAATAGCCGTCCTTCCCTTCAACGGTTTCGCGGGTTTAACGGTTTCGGGTGCTTTCTCCGGCCAAACAATAACCTCCGAAGACTTGATATTGTACCGCCGTCCCGGTCGTGGATTCCCCTCGGCATCTCTGCCTCGGGTTAAGGTGACTTGAACCTTTCCCTTGTGCTTGCCTCTGGTGATTTCACGGGCGGCCATGATAGGCTTCTGCTGGCTTTTTACCCATGCCTTGCCTATGGTTTCGGGGGATGGAGTTCCCTTAACCTCTTCTGGTAGCGGGTGGCCATTATCGGGCTTTATGGCCACCGCTGATGCTGTAGGCTTCGCGGGTGTTTTCTTAGCAACTGCCGGAGTTTCTTTAACCGGTTCGGTTAAGTCTTTTCCCGCCGGGGCATTTTTAGCTAAATCGGGGTAATCAGGGTGCGAGTCTATCTTGCCTTCGGATATGGCTTGCTTGACGGCTTCTTTATGCAACCGTTCCGCTTGGTCCGCCCCGTTTAACGGACCCCTCGCTTTTATTTCAAAGGTCTTTTTTTTGTCTCCCCATTTTACGGTCGCGCTGTATTTATATACTGGTTTGCCATTTTCGATTTCAATCTTGCCGCTTAACGCAAAAACATCTTCGGCGTTTTTGCTGGAAACATAGACTTTCGACATCTCCCACGGCTCTTTCGCCTTCGGGGATTGCTTAACAGTTTCCGCACCCTCACCATCAAGAGCTACATTTGTCTTTTCGGGGGAGGGGGCGGGCTTGATTGGTTCCTCTATTTTGATATCCCACGCGGACGGTTTTAGATGTTTCGTTCCCTCGGTTTTCGCCTGTTCAGCGGTTTCCCATTTGCCTATATTACCTCCTCCTAAAGCACCGCTTCCACCCGACACCCACCCGTTACCAATTCTTACAGCATAACCGTCACCGTCTGGGTGCTGTACTATCCTTGCTGTCTTTTTCCCCGTTTCCGCCTCAGCCTTCGTTACAGCCGACTTCTCCGGTTCTGCGACTGTCTGTGTGGGCTTCTCCTCGATATCTTCCTGAAACATCGGGTGAGTAGGTTCAATCCATGCACCGGTTCGTCTTAGGACACCTTTCGGGGTCATTCTGACGGGTGCTTGTTTGTCCTGATCGATAATGGATTGCAAAAAGGTTTTGTTTCTCGCCCCAAGATACGGCTTGAATCCCTTTTGGACTTGCCGTTCTTCCTCTTTCAGCATCCGTCCTGCTTCGATAGGGCCGACATTAAACCGATTGGCCACTTCCGTGCCTCTGGTTCCCCTTGCACGTTCCGCAACCGCATCGGGATCGCCCTCAACACGTTTGGCGTGATATTCAACTTCCTGTGCAATCTTGATCGGATCGGCTGGCTCTGACTTGAAAGATGTGGGTCTTCGTTCTGCCCTCTGTCTTTCGCCACGATCTTTTTCGATTTTGGATTTTTCTTCAAGTAATGGCGCTGCCGGTTGAGTCGGCGTCTGCTGTACCGGTTGACCCAAACCTAAAGCCATTTCCCACTCGGTAGGGCCTTTCAGGGATTCTTCGATTGGGGGACGACCAGCCGGGGGAGGAGGTGGCCCCTCGGCTGGCGTCCCTGGGGCTAATCCGGGATGCTGCTGAACAGTTGGAGGCGTATCGTCCGGTAGCCCCGTCTCAACCTGTGCGCTCCTGTCGCTTCCCGCCACCGACCCGCCAAGGCCGGTTATCGCCGCAACTGGCGCAACGGTAGCCGCTTCCTTTAAAGACTGAATCAAGTCGCCTTTGATGCTTTCGGGGAGTTCCTGGCCTGACAGGTATTTGCCAACATACTTTGAGAAGACCTCTGTGGGTTCTTCTAAACCCTCGGTGATACCTTCCCATGCCGCCGCCCCGAAATGCTTAACAACTTTCGCCTTAACTCCCCCACCGGCTTTATTGAGTATCTTTCCTATGGATAGGGCGTTTAATGCCCCGGCCCCAAGAGCCATAGCTTCGGCTGATCGGGCTGCTTCTTCTTCGGTCCCGCCATTTTCGAGTACTGATTTGTAGGTCTGGGCTCCCTCGATTCCACCACCGGTCGCGCCTGCGGTTACAAACTGGCCCAACTTAATAAGACGCTCGGCAACTTTCGGAGTCCAGGCATACGCTTTCCCCGCTACTTGAATCGCCTTTCCTGCACCCATCGCCGGGATCATGGAAGCTGCCAGCGCCGGAACCATATCGGCCACATTGTAAAGCCAGTAAGACGAATTGGCTAAAAGTTCAGGGTTGTCCCATACGTTTTTACCGGCTATATCTGCCGGGGGATCGAACTTCTCAGCCTTTTTGCCCCAATAATCAGCCGCAACCTTGCCCGTTTCCGTGACCTTCTCAATCCCAAGTCTGTTACCGAGCCATTGAGTGCCAAGCCCGACCGTTTCCCCAAGTCCGAGCGTTCCATGGGCAAGACCAGCACCGAATGTTCCGAGTGGGCCGGGGGACGCTGCAAACGGATCGTGGTTAACTGGGATTAATTCGACATTACCCATATCAGCTCCGGCAAACGGATTTCCCTTAACCGGAGTATTTGAAATTTCGTATTCCATGATTTTAAAGTTTCCCTTGTATCATGAGAAATTCGTTTTCAGATGGCGTTTTCCATTTACCGGACTTGAAAATAACCGTGCCGTATTTGCCAGAATTGCCGTATTCAAACCCGTTGTGCGTTGTGCCCACCACTTCGACATCATCAACGCTGCCCATAACATTTAATTTGTCATCGTAAATAGGAACGGCGCCACTCCTGTTTGCCGCTGATACTTTTGCAGCTCCAAACTTATTTTCATCGACCGGCTGTGGGGCCTGTAATCCCGGTGCGATTCCTGACGGTATTGGTTGGGCATCTTCCTTTATTTCTGGTTGTGCTGCATTTCCGGCTTGCCCTTTCGGGCGAACGAGATAATGCTGGCCGTCCTTTTCAATGTACCAGTTTCCGTCAGGAGCTTGTTTGGCACCTGTAACGGGTGGCGCCGATGCGCTTCCAGTATCACCGAGTCCTTGAGTCGCGCTCTGTTGGGGCGGCATAAGGGTTTTAACAATTTCCCCGAACCGATTTATCTTCCAATCCCCCTGTTGTTCAGGTGACATATCGTTCCAGTCAGATGACAGCATTTTCGCCTCAACCTCTTTGCCGAGTATCTCAAGTGATTTGGCTGTCAGTTGAGACTTTTGGTATTTGGTTAATGGTTTCCCCCCGCCCGCGATTTCAGCATCGATCTTCCTGATCTCTGCCGTGTATTTCTTTTGCTGGACTTTGGAGGTTTCAAGCTGTTGTTTCGATGTCGCTATTTTCTGCTTGAGCGCACCTATTTCCAATTTGTCTTTCTCGGTTAGAAACTTCCCGCTTAACTCTGTAAACTTTTTTTCCGTCCGTTGGGCCTCTCTGTCCAAAAGGGCTATAAACTTTGAGTCTGCACCTTCGGCAATGGCTTTAAACAAACCCTCGTTCACGAAAGCCGCCTGGTTCCCGTAAAGCATCGCCATTTGTTTCCGGTCGCCCATCATTCCGTTTAGTTTGCTGATTTTTTCGGTTGCTTCGGCATGCTCAGGTGTTCCCGGCTGAAGCCCCTGAAGATCCTGCTGGCCTTCAAGAATCATATCCCCTAATCTTTTAGCGGGGTCTGTCCGGGCCGTATAGGTAAGCATGGCCGCCTGTTTGTACCTGTCCGCTTGGTATTTCGGAACGGAGATAACAGTTCCTTTCTTGTCGATCCGGTTTCCTTTGTCGTCCCATTTGCTGCCGGGGAGAAACTTGTTTAAAATATCATAGGTGCTTGAACCGTCTTTATCCGGGGTGAAGGTGGCAAGAATACCGGTTGCGGTATCTCTTGGGATATAATCGTTTCGGTTAATCACAACCGGCGCCATGGACTCTTTGTCCTTTTCGGCTTGCAACTCAAGCCCGGGCATTCTCGCATCGTGTTCCGTTTTCAGCATGCCTTGGCGTTCATCGGCCATTGCGTCGGACTTAACCCCTCGGCCAATCTCAAATTCAGCCCGTTTCAGTCCCAAGGTGGCATCAGCGCCCCGGAGCATAGCGTCTGACACGCCGCCGCGATCTCGCATGGTTCTGGATAATGAATTAAGAGCGTTCCAAACTGCCATGATTGCCCCCTTTTATACGTCCGATTAACCTGCAAACAGGCACCCCGAATCTGTGCATGTACCGGCCTATGAAATTGTCTTTTTGAATCGCACCCTCAAGATAGGCCATGTGCTGCGCCCAGGATGCGACAAACGGTAAAGCTGTCATTGTCCACAAAACGCTGCCGGCCATCTTCCTTGCAACCCACACGGCCCACAATTGGTATCCGGCTACTGCGTTCGGGTCCATTTTCTTTCCGTGTTCTGAATCAGCCGAGTATATTTTATCGCTCAAAAATCCCTGCCTGTGGAGTTCGGTGCAAAGAACCGTGCCGTCATCGGTTTCGCCTGTTTCATCATCCCCCGCCATCGTCATACCCACCTGCTCATCAGGGTCCGTATCCCATCCCGCCGCCGGGTCTGTTGGGTCTCCCATTGTCATACCCACCTGATTGTCAGGGCTTGTTCCCCAACCCCCAGACGGATCTGCTGTGGTTCCGGGTCCGCCCAATGTCATCCCGACTTGATTGTTCTGGCCAAGACCCAATGCGTTCATTGCGGGGTCAACAACATGCTTTTTAACAGCTGGCGCGACGTACTTTCTCATTGCATACATTTTGGCCGATGCCGGCAAGGTCAAGGGAAGTGTGCCTGTCGCAAGCCCGAGCGCGTTTAATCCGAGTTCAGGCCCAACTTCACTCAACTGATTCATAGCCCCGCTCCATGTCGCCGGTTCCGTCCCGGGCGCTGCAAACGACGCCGGACCTCGTGGTTCCGTATTGTCGTTTACCGCCATACTGGGGAGTCCTGCGGGTGCCTGGACCGGTTCAGGTGCTATCGTTCCACGGTTCCTGTCGGCTGTTGGTATAAGCCCATACTGTGATTGTGATACATTCCCGGGTCGCATGATTCGTCTACCGGTCAATCCAGATCTCTGCAAAGACAATGACATTATAAAAACCCTCCTACTGCGCCGCCAAATATTGCGGAAATAGCAGCGGTGTAAGGGTCTCCGCTTCCGAGCCATGAAAGCCCACCGGCCGCCGCCGCCCCGCCGATAGCTTTACCGGCTGTCCCGCCGATCACTCGTTCCCCGATATTTGCGCCCATGGTTCCACCAATAAGTGAGCTGGACGCGATGTTACCCCAATTTGAAGCGCCGCCTTTAAGCCCCGCCCATGCCTGGTCGCCTATCGTACCAGCGCCACCTTCTGCGATCGTCCCCCCGTAATCGCCTTGGCCGAGTCCGGACGTTCCTGACCCGGAATACGAAGGCGTTACCGCCCCCTCTGTCTTCCCACCACCACCGGCCAGCATCGCTTTAAGCTGTTTGTCTCTTTGCGCTCCCTGGTGGGTTGCAATTCCAAGCTGCCCCAAGCCGATAAGGTTTGACGTATCGGTAGCCTTTTTGCTCGCGTCAAGCCGGTCCTGACCCATTTGGGTTTCTGTGGCAAGCCTTCTTTCCGAAAGCCCGAGACTCCTGTTCCGATATTCTTTCTCATCGGCAAGCGCCTTTTTCTGTGGAAGATACCTTGCCTCTGCGTTGATTGCCCCGACATAATCAGGTTTGTATTTTCGTCCCGTTAAACCGTAGGCCTGCATATTCATTTTGCACCCCCGTAAAGGCTTTCAAGACGATTCATAAAGTTCATTTTCTTACTTAAAATCGCCATGTCGATATCATCCCGCTTTTTCCCGAAATAGGTTTCAGCGGCCACCTGGCCCAATCCCAGCCCGGTCGCCATGCGATCCTGCTTAACGCCCTGATCAAAAGCCTGTCTGCGAAGCCCCGTATTGGCTGTGAAGGCTCGCTCTCTTAATCCAAGAGACTTATCGGCATATGACTTGTTCTGCGTTTGGGTAAGCGCTGCCAGCTTTTTGCGGGTGTTTTCGTCGGCAAACTCGGCGTCAACGGATAATGTGTTTAAAATTGCCCGTTGATCAGGTCGTATCCTTCCCAATCGTTGAACCGCCCGCTGATATGAAGGGTTATCGGTAAATTCCATGATTTCACCTAATTTTTTATCTGTTCAAGTTTTAAAACTCTTGCGGCTAATTGCTGTATGGCTTCTTCAAGAAAAAAGATTCTCTCCCTTGCAGCTTCAGCCCACATCGCCACACCCATTGCTATCCTTGCCGGGTCTTTCCCATAAACCAGCCTCTCTTGCTCTCTCGACGTTATTCCGTAAGACCTTGCTATCTCATTATTTTGATTGTTATCCCAAAGCCCGACGTATGGTTTGTGAGGCTTTTTAGCATCAATTAACGCCCAGTTTAAATAATCGTCCGCTTCTGGCTTTTCAATGTTCGTGTCTGCTTTTATGTCAGGAGAATGGGTAGTCCATGAAACATCGGCGCTTGCCGTCCCATCAGCCCAAAACTGAAATTTTGTATTATTGCCCACATCATAAAACCCTGCAATCTGGGCCGTACCGTCCGCATTACCCGCCCTTACATACAGACCGGAACCATTAGCGTTAGAATTGTAAACACGCGCAGCGAAAGCGGCTGCGGTTTGCTGAACATCGAAAAAATAAGACGGCACCGCACCAATGCCAACCATCCCATCCGGCAGTAAGGTTATGTCGCCCTCTGCCGCGGTATCATCAACGGTGGTTATTGTTAATTCTCCATCAGCGGCGACCGCAAACGTAGCGTAATCCGCTGCACCGCCGGATAGTTTAAGCTGTGTCCCCACCTTGTAAAGTTCTAAAAGCGTGTCAGGATCGGTTACGCCTATTCCGTGGTTTCCACCGGACGCATACAGATAATTGAATTTACCGGTGCCGGAAGTGAGCAAAAGGCTTGTCGCTGCAAGGTCAATCATGCCCGCCGTCCCTATCCACATTTCGTCTTGAGCGTCACTAAGAGCAAAGGCGGCGTTTGCGGCTGCGCCTGCGAGACTTACATAATCGAACTTTTCAAGCCTATAGTTGTCAATCGTGAACCTCCAACCGTGAGCGGTTGCCGTATTACACGAAATTACACTTTTGTCTGCATATGAAAATCTTGTGTTGGTAAACTGAAAACTTCCGTGGATAGCGGTGGACGCAATATAAACAGACTCACTGTCTGTTATACTACCTGTATCCGCAAGGTTGAAAGAATGTAGGTGAGTATTGTTAAACATGGCTGTTGTTTCATAAAAATAAGAATCAACAACAGTTCCAGCATTTCCATCAACGTCAAGACCATCGACATAGATAGGATACTTTACAAATTCTACGAGCACATTATTAAACTGACATGCCTTTGCTGTGTTGCCTGATTCTCCGAACCAAATGGCCTTTAAACCGCTCCGCAAAAAGATATCGTTAAACTGTGAATTGTCTACAGAAAACAAGCCAATATGAATACAGTTTGCCTGAATCCACACATTAACAGCAGCACCAGACACCTCCGCGCCAGAATAAAACGGCCAGAAATGCACGTTGCTTATCCGGTTTACATCGTGGCTGTCGTCAATCATTATCCCACGATATAAAACCTCTCCCCACAAGTTGTTTATAACTCCCCTGCCACAATCGTTCTGGTAAAGAAGTTTATACGCTTTTTTAAAAAATACGTTTTCAATCGTCCAATCATCAGCAGCGACATTGTTAAAATTAAACATCCAACCATGTTCGATAGGAACCCAAGGGTCAGCAGCAGCAGCGACTTGATTCTGGTCTAAAACCAAGTCCCTAAATTTAACACTTCTTACGTTTACATCGAACAAATCAAAAGCCACCCCGCCCGACCAGTACTGATAAATGATCGACCCGCCGGTTGTCGGTTCTACAGATGGAGATGTTTCGCCGTGTCCGACACCCTGAAGGGTTACTCCGATAGTTCCGAAAACCAAAGGTGCGGTTATCTTATATTTACCTTCAGGGAAAAATACTATAGATGGCTGACCCGCGCCCTCGGCGGCATCAATGGCTGCCTGAACCGCCACGGTATCATCGGTTGACCCATCACCCGTAGCGCCATAGGCAGTTACATCACACCACGGCCCGTCTTTGAATTGTGTGTTGCCCTTTACGAGCAAGTCGTTTGCAAGGGTAACGTTTCCGGCTGTAGCAATAGTCATTTTCGGCGCTGCGCCGGGGGCAAAGGTAATCCCACCCGTCCACCCTAATCCAGAACCTATTTGTAAAACAGTACTGCCCGCATGCTGTGAAATCATAGGATAGCCGTGAGATCCTATGATTCCCTTGGCGTCTGTTGCCACTTGCATACTCGCAGAACTAATTGCGACATTCCCGGCACTGACAAACAATGGACTGTCCGCAAGCCCAACCGCATCTGAGGTGTGTTTCGGGATGTTCCCATCGGTCAGGCCGGTTAGCTTTGCCGTGACGAATACCGGAGAATCCGTTATTCCAACCCCAAGGTTCTCCGCTGCCGCTGCCGCTGTTGAGGCCCCCGTCCCACCATCGGCTACCGTCAAATCCGTAATCCCGGTTATCGCCCCGCCGGTTATAGACACGCTATCTGAGGCTTGTGTTGCGATTGTCCCGAGGCCCAAGGTGGTTCTTTGAGCATCCGCGTCGGCATCGTCAATTAATTCGGCCCCGGCTGCGGTAATATCTCCCAGGTATCCCCACTGGTCGGCGCTGATCGTTGTTGCACCGATAAGGCTGATTTGCTGTAATTCGGAATTATTGATTGAAACAGACGTTCCGATGATCGAGTTTGCTTCAAGGTCAAGATTACCTGTCAGCGTAATCCCCGCAAGCGTCGGGGTTCCCCCAAGATAAACGTTTTGGAGAATCCATCTTTTATCGCCCGGTGCAGTATCGGGAGATATGACCGATGGAGAGTTTTCGGCAAGGGCCGAATCAGCGTCAAGCACATAAACGTAAAGATACCCGCCGGTAACAACAAAGGCAGTGTCTTCATCGTTCAGCGTTGCGCCATCGTATGAATCAAGACAGCCGGCAGTCCCGCCGATTAAATCCGTACCGCCATAAGCGGATATTGCGGTCGCATTCGCGTTCGTTGATATCGCCAGTAAAAATAAGGCTATGAGAAAAAGGCGTTTAATCAAGCCCCGTTATCTCCTCTGCTTAATTCGTACCATTTCGTATCTGACTTTTGGATCAGGGTTAAGGTATCGCTTGCGGTCATGGAAAAGTTTGCCGATCCGTCTAAAAGTATGTTTGTTCCATCCGTGATTATCAGCGTATGAGCCGCAATCACATAAATAATCTTTCCAGTATAGCCATCGTCAAAGTCCGTGATTGTGGTAGTTCCTCCGGTGACAAACTTATTCCCAGCGGTTATCGTGGGTGTGGCTTCGTCTGCAAGTGTGGTAATCGTTGCGCTTTCCGCGACCTGTTGAAGGATCCACCTTTTATCGCCGGCACTTGAGTCCGGGGAAATGATCGCAGGAGAGCTTTCTGTGGCCGCTGAATCGTCATCGAGTCGATAGATATAGGTAACACCATCGGTCACGACCAAAGCCACATCACCGTCATTTAAGGTCGATCCGTTGTAATAATCCAGACATCCCGAGGTTCCCCCGGTCAGGCTTGTGGCGCCGTGAATACTGCTGCCGGCAAACGCCGATACCGAAACAAACAGGATTGACAGGGTTATGAGCAATATTTTCTTCATTTAATAATCCTTTCGCTCTTTGATGTATTCGATGGCCCAGCCGATCGGTTGAAATCCTTTTTGGCTATCCGATGTCGTCACTTCAAATCTCAAGCCGTGGAGCCAGTTTATAAGGTTCGTGGGTTGTGTCGCTGATACGATCCGGGGTTTGTTATCCGTTCCACCTGTCAGGTCGAGCGCCATAATGTAATTGCCGTTATCCCAGGTCCAGGCAGATGTATTTGTCCATTCGACGGCGGTTGAGTTGTCCCACGACCATTCGGTAATGGCGATTTCGGCCCCGTCTCCATAATGAACAATCTTCAAAGAATGACTTTCGGCTATTCTTTTGGCGACGATCTTCACCCGTCTCAGCCTGGTCATGTCCCAGAAGTTCTTTGACGGCCAGAAGTCTCCCGTTTGAACCCGCTGGTTAATCCCAACATCGCCCCATGCTGTGCCGTATTCTAAGCGCACCATAAACCCGTCATCCCGTCCAGCGTAGACGTACTGATTTCCGGACGTGTCTCTTACCGGAATTGCGGATATGGGCGTTTCAGCGGTCCCGGTGTGCTTTTTAAACCATCTTTTGAGTTTGAGGTTATAGACAAACCAGTTGGTGCCAACGGTAATATTGTATTCCCCGTAGGATTGATCGAACCATCCGATTGCCGATTTAATTACTGTTTGGCCTAAATAATCTTCCGAATTTGGGTCAAAATAGATTTCAAGCCCTGGTATTTTATAGATAACCGCGCCGTCAAATATCACTGGCCCGGTGTAAGACACCCATGCGGCGATATGCCTTTGAATATCCGAGGCAAGATCAAACCCCATTTCGGCGGTAATCAGGCTGGCAGGTGCAGGGCAACCGACATTCAAAGATACCGGGTAGATAGCGAATGTGTCGGGCCCGTCCCCGGTTAAAACGTAGGTTTCGCTTTCTTTGAGGGCGATAAAGAAAATGAATATGTTTGATCCCATCCGGTTATAAAGCTGGGCGCCGGCTGTCAGGTCTTCTTCGCCTCCAAAATAAAGACTTTGGGATCCACCGTCTGAGCTTTCGGCCCCGTTGAATACCTGGGGAGCGTGAGTCATGGAATAATCGCACCTATTCCCCTCTGCCCCTTCGGTGTATCCGCAAAGCAAAAGCCTATCTCTGAATATTGCGGGAAATTTGTATGGTCTGATTTCTAATTGGGCCGGAACTCCGGTAAGCGTGTTCACCTGGGAGTTATCTGCGAGAAGCGTGGCTGACCACACCAGTCTGTAAGCGTATCCGGTCTTCCCGAATAGCGTTCTCCGAAACTCCTGCTCTGTGTCTGGGGGATTCCACGACATCGAACCGCTTTGGCCTAAAGACTTTGTACTGGCGGCGGTGTCAAGTGTGGTGTCTGTTACCGTCCCCACCGTTGACCATTCGTTACCGTTCCAGAAAGAAATCGTAACCGTGGCAGCGGTGGTGTTTTCCTTTCCGGCAACCAAAACCCATTTTAAAGCGGTCATCCGGTCATCGAACATTACTATCAGGTGTTCGGTGTTGAGCATCCCTCCGAGATCACCGTAATAAGTCGCGCTGGATTCGTTTACTTCGGTGGTGTAATCTTCGTATTTTGCAGATTTATAAGCCTGAAACTCAATCGGTTGACGATAAACTCCGTCCCAAATATCAACCAAGTCCTGCCATGGAGCGTCTAAAGTCGCCCGGTAGATAGTCGCATCCCCGGCGTCAATAGCAAATTCGTACCAGTAATACAGGCGGTTATGGATAAACTTAGGTTTGGCGTTTCCGGTGTTTATCCATGTTACTTCTCCTGTCTTGGCAAGGGCAGGGCCGTCATCTGTACCATCGGTAATCGTGAGTGCAGACCATGAGTTACCGTTCCACTCCGATCCGGTCATGGTAGAAGTCTGGCTGTTGGCATCGCCTATATAAAACTTAGCCGCTTGAAGTTGGCGGGGGGAACCGACAAGCCATGCCCTGTTTGAAGAACTGTATGGCCGGGAAGAAGGTATAAAATTCGTAGTCCAGCGGGCAACGCCTTTTGTAACTCTGAACTCATCGAGCCAGCCGTTAAACGCTCCAGAACTATCAGCACCGACAATAAACGCGGCGGCCAGATCGGGCCATGGGTCGATGTCAATCACGGCAGATGTCAATATTGTTCCGTCAACCGTCAAAACCCAGCTATTTGCACCGCCCCCCCAACCTCTTATAACCGCAACGTGATACCATGTATTGACAACCGGCACCCATGCTTTTGCAACCGTTACAGTAGGCGTGGTGGCAGCTACTATCCCAAAAGTTAATGTGCTGGCGGAGTAGCGCAGATAGGCTTGATTGTTTGCATCAACCCATTGCTGAAATAACCCTTGGGAGCCGGCAACCGAACTGAACCGCACCCAAAAGTCAACCGTGAAAGCGGCGGCGGCCATATACCAATTCGCATGATCGGGAGCAGATAGATAATCACCGGTTCCATCAAACAGTCCCGAAGATATGCCAAATTCAGCCTGTGCAGTATCGTGTTGAGCGTCAGCGACCGTTGTTATTGTGTGCGCCGAAGCGGAAGAATCTGTAAACGTTGTTTCTGTGTCCGCTGCGTCCATGTGCAGCAACAGAACCGTTTGAGCATCATTCCCACCGCCGATAATGGCGATATTGGCATTATCGGTAAGATCGTTATTGACAGCTTCGGTGTAGTCCTTGGGGTTTGTTGCCCCCGATGTACCCGCTGCGCCTGAAGTAATAAAAGCGGAAACCGGCATTTCGTCACCGGCCCAAATCATCGACTCAACGCCGTTAGTATAGGCTACATGACCATAGGGCGCTGCTGAGAACCTTGGCGATCCAGCCCCCGAAGCATCTGTGTGAAGGGTTGTCGCTGAGAAATCACCCGCTGTCGGTATTGCCGTGGTGTTGTCGTAAATCGTACCGTCAGCATTGATCAGGACATGAGTTTCGGCAGGATTATCTTTTTTAAAGTGAAACCCTGCGTCAAGCTCAGGGGTTCCGCTTAAAACCGTTGTGTTGATCTTGGTGTACCCGCCGACCGATTCGAGGGTTCCTGCAGGCGTATATCGAAGATTCGTGAGCACACGGTAGTTTTCAGGCCCGATCTGTGCCGGGTCCGCTGAAGGAAGCCATTGACCATTGAACAAAAATTGAAGCTGCTCGATTTTCTGGTCGGGGATCTGGGGAAGCTCCTGGGAGAATCCCGGAAGGCATAACGCCGCAACAAGAAATATGGAAAGGATTAATTTTTTCATTGTGTTTTAATATTCCCCTCTGGTTCTTGGGGTCGCTCAACATAATCGGTTCGGTATCTGTCGAGTTCGGAATAATATTCGCTCATTAATCTTGCAGACTTTCCGTATTGTTCTTCTTTTAAAAGCGCCTGAGCCGCGACGTAAAGGGTAAGGGCTCGGTCGTATATTGCGGGAGATAGAACACTTTCCGTCGCAGTAACGGTCACCGGTCTGGAAACAAAATAAACCGTCAATGTCGGTGCTGAATCGGTATAAGCTGCGGTAACATTGGCCGCACTTAATTCCGTGGTTCCGAATGTAAAAGCGCCATCAGATTTTATCGCCGTGACGTATCCCATCCGGAAATGCTCATCTGCTACCGCCGGGAGCCCGGAAACCGCAAGTGCCGCCGATGTGTACCCGATAACATTGGAATAGGCCTCGGTCGCGTCAACCGTGCCATCCGTCCCGATGTCAAAGGCAACCGCCCCATAGGTCCCTGTCGGGATTACATCATTTCCCGGGGCTGTGCCGGCAGCGACCGCCGCCTTTGAATAGACCGTACCGTCTATGATGTAACTGAAGGCCACACTCGAAACCGCCGTCGCCGTTGAACCGATTGCAAGGCCGGCGTCAGATATCAAAGGGAGCGCAGGATAAACCCCGACTTTTCCGGCCCACTCGTACCAGAATACGGGTTCCCCTATACTCCTGGTGTTCCCGATAGACTGTGGGTTCTTTCTGACAAGCCCCTTATTCAGACTGTTGGCATCGTTGTAGACCACCGTTACAAGATCGATGTAGGTTCCGGATATACTGTATTCGGTCGTATTTGCTACCAGCGTCACGGCCTCGGAGCTTTCAAGGCACCTTGTTCTTGAAGCGATATCAACCGTACCGGCGTTTACCCATGCCAGAAGTTCGGTATCGGACCAAAAGGAAGCGGAAGACTCGTTTAGGTAGTATCTTGAATTGGTGATAATCGTGCTGGCCGGCGTCGATGATGTCTGTTGGGATCCGGCAAATACCGAAGCGGCAACCAATATAACGAGTAATGCTATTAAGAATCGTTTTAGAGCCATCGTTTCACCGTCTTTCGGTCTGATATATTGTTCGTCCCGAGAACGGGCTTGAAGTTCATGGCCATGGCCTGCGCCTGGTCCCAAAGCCCCTTACAGAGCCCGAGGTTCTTCTTCAGGGTGTTATAATCCGGATGATAGGACATCCCGCCGCCCTGTTGAATCTGTGGCGCCGGAACGTGGATAAGAACAAGCGAGGCATAGGCCCATATCCCAAATTGCATCCGGGTAGGGATTGAAGCCAGGGCTGACGGGAGATACCGATAGTTGATAATTAAATCGTTTTCAAATTCAACATCATCGAGAACGATATCATCCTCGTTCAAAAAGAAGTGGGTTTCGTCCGAAGCGTTCTGGAATCCTGACGGTATCCGGTCGATTGGATATTTATAGGTGTCGCTGCACTCCTTAAATACCTTGCCGCCTGAAGTCCATGCGTTCGCGTAAACCGATCCAACCAGATCAAACGTGTTGGCGGTTATATAATCAATCTGCCAGGTTCCGTTCGCCTCTGTGGTCCCGAGCACACCATGCACCGTCACCCGGTCTTCATCGGAAAACCCATGGGTTGCAATCGTGAGCCTGATTACACCAGATCCGTTATCAGCCGCCGCCGTAACCGCCCCGGCGTTTCCGTCAAGATCCCATACCGTTTTAAGATTCAGGCAATCGGACGGGAGTTCAAACCTGTTGATATTGGTTTCTTTGGCCTGTAAGGATACTTTTGTCTCAAAGTATTCCGGAGCCGCCGCAACCAAAAGGTTAGACAGAAAGTTGATCGCGTCGGTTCTCGCCTGTTTCAGGTCGTCGGGGCCTAAAAGCCTTGCCTGTTCTTCCAGGATCATCAGCCGGATTTGTTTGTTGATTTCCGATGCGGTCATAGCTTACCCCTTGCAAGACTCAACGTGTTTGTCATACCAGGCCTTATCCTTGTATATCCTGTTGCATTTCGGGCATTTAAAGGCTTCATCCTTGGCTTCTGGGCCTTTGTCCACACTATATAACAGGGTGGCTTCCGCTTCAGCCTTGGCCTTTACCTCGGCATCGGTCTTCTCTTTGGCTTCCCGTTCCACCTTTTCGGCAGCGTCTTTTATGGCTTCGGCTTCGGCTTCAGCCTTGGCTTCAGCCTTGGCTTCGGCTTCGGCTTCGGCTTTGGCGGCGGTTTCTTTCTTATCGATGATATCCGCTGCGTCCTCGAACAGGTCTTCATTCCCGCGCTCGCCGGTCTTGGCAAACAGCCTCGGGTTCACGCTCATCAACCACTCGGCATGTTCCACTATCACCCATGTGGTTAACCCGGGGGTAAACGAGTATTTTGACTTTCCAAACTTCGGATTTGTGAACTGAAACGGGTTTTTTTTGCCCAAATACTTCAATCCGATTTCATGCACCATTAGTTGTTACCTCCTTTTTTATCCTATTCCTCGTCCCTGATGTTTCCGGTCATTTTGTACCAAACCGCCAGTTTCAAGTGCTGGCTGGTCGGTATCTTCGTTGCCAGTTTTCCAAACGCAATATCAATGGTGTCATCCGCGGTGAAGGTGTAAAGCAAGCCAGCGGGATTATCTCTACACGCGATAATGTCCCCAGTTGCCAGTGACGTTCTGACAAAGCACCCGGGGTAAGACTTCACATTTTGCCCGGTCATCGCCAGTCTTTGAATAAACGCATCGGGGTCACCGCCATATCCGATATCGCAGTTTGTCGTACCGTCTGGAAGGTCCGTGTAGTAAACTTCCAGCCGTAAAACCTTCGCATCTTTGGGGATAGGCACCATCTGAACCGTATCGCCGGATACAATGGTATCGTCCGGTGAAACAAACTCAGCGCTTCGACACAAGACGATACCCGCGATTTCGCTATTATCGGGCATGGCGCCGCCCGTAACTGCATCTGATTTATGAGTTGTCATGTTAGTTCACCACCGGCCCGGAGTTTTACCCCCGGGCCACATGGTTAGAGGTTAGATATCGTCTTCATCGTCCAGAACACCTGTCATTTTATACCAAACGTTCATATGAAGTGCGCTTGCCGTGGGTAGTTTGGTTCCCAGTTTTGTAAACGCAATATCGATGGTGTCATCCGCCGTAAAGATGTACCGGAATCCGGGATTGCCCTCGAGGGCATTGCCGGGGAACACTTTCCAGTCTGCCGCCGTCATGGTGACAGTTGCCGCAAACGCATCGGGGTCACCGCCATAACCAATATCGCAATTTGTCGTACCCGCCGGAAGCGCACAGTGAAACACCTGGACTTGAAGCACAAGCGCACCTTCCGGCACCGGGACCATCTGAATGGTGTCACCGGACACAATAGTGTCGTCCGCAGCGTATATGAAACCGGATCTGCACAGAACCACACCGGCCTGTGCGAAATCAGGCATGATACCAGCGGTAACTGCTGCTGATTTGTGAGTTGTCATAATCAATCTCCTTCCTTAAAAAGTTAAAAGCACGGCAAAAAAACTACGGTCTACGAATTGGGATCGTCACAGTAGGCATCTATGGCAATCCGGCCAAACCAATCCGAATTGAAATAGGTTCCCTTGCAGCCATAAATGGCGCCTGCCGTGATTGCCAATGCGTTCCCGCGATCGTCAGTTTCCTCATTCCACGAATACCGTCCCATGGAAGAAGCCCCACCCCAAGCGACCACACCGGCCTGCGCTCCTAACAGGAGTGCTCTGGCAGCGGTAACGCCTGAAGAACAACTGGTTGTTGAATCAAACTGGATGACGTTGCGGTGTTTGTGGAGGATGATCCCGGCGTATTCCCCAAGTGCATTCTGGTAAATCGAGGATTTGGGGCCGTCCGTAGCCTTGTGGATCTCCAGCCAGTCCTGCTGTGAAATGGAGGTCCGGAGGTCGTAGGCTTGCCAGGTGTGCATCAAAAGGACGTACTTCTTTTCGCCGCTGATCCGGAAAGGCTGAATCATCGGGTCAAGGGTTTCGACCTTGGACACCAGCTTTTCGACAATCTTCAGGTTCATTTTGTCGAGTGCGTCGATGTCGGAAAGTCCGGAGGCGTTGCCGCCGTAGATCACATGATCCGAATCCGGGGACGTAAGGCTGTTGTTTGCACGACCGGTCCACCCCAGCGGAACATGGAAAGAGGTGTCGATTCCACGGGCTCCGGACAGATACATCATGAGCTGCTCGTCATAATCCTCTGCCCACCAGATCGCCAGTGCATCGCGGCCCTGTTTCCGCATTGAATAAGGAACGCGCTGCTCGGACATCTTGCCTTTGGACTTGGTTCCCTTCCGTCTTTGAGAGATAAAGACAGAATCGGAATAGAAGTCGAGGGCTTCTTCCGCGCTGGTCCCTTCGATGGAGTTGTCGTCTTCAATACCGTCGCCGTCCAGTTTCATGCGAAGACCGTAGGTGATTTTCTCACCCGCTTTTTTGTTCAGCTCGGTCTTGACAAGAATCATATTGTCGGGGCCGGCGCCCATGAATTTACGGAAATACTGCTTTTTCTCGGCTTCCACCGCCAAAGATGTTGACCATCGCTGTACGGCAAGACCGTCACTTAATGCAAATTCTGTTGAGGCCATATCAATATTCCTTTCTCCCCTTCAGAGAGATCGGCTTTACGCACCTAAATAGGCGGCCTGGTCAGCTTCGTCCATACGGGCATAATCGGCTTCCGTGATTGCTCCCGTTACTGGCTTTGAGTCTTTCTTTCCGCTTCCCGCCACCTGATCTAAGGACTTAAACGATTCCCCAGAAGGATCTTGTTTGAGTTTTTTAATGAAAATCTCCTGAACTTCGGCCTCGATCTGTGGCCTCAGTTCGGCTTCAATTTCAGTTCTCATTTTCACGGCATCCGGCACATCCAAAACCTTTTCGTAGGATGATTTAATGAGCTGAACGAGCTGGGCGGCACCGTCACCAATGACAAGGTTCTCGCCATCAGTGGTTGTGATCTTCGTCCTGGGGTCTGTGAGCACACCCAGAAGGCCCGTATCAATGCCGTTTTCAGAGGCAAAGGTCGTTAACTTGCCTGCCAGTTCGTTCGTTCCCTTGGTAAGCCCTGGTAAAACCCGGTCGAGTTCTTGGATGCCAAAATCGACAATTTCCTTTTCAGCGGACTTGGCCTGATGTTCGGAAAGCTGATGCTCATGGATTTTGCCTTGATAATCCCGATACTTCTGGTAGCTATAGAGATATCTCGCCGCTTCGTCCGGGTCGTCATCGAGCAGGCTTTCGTATTCCTCGTCCGATTTTACCTTGAAGTCTTTAAACTTCTCGGCGTCCTTGTCGGTGTCGGATTTCGGAGATTTCAGGGTTTCGTTCTCGGCGGAAAGCCTTTGGACTTCCTGCTTTAACCGCTTAACCTGTGTCCGTTCCTGGGTAACAGCCGTGTTCAAACCGGCAATATGTTCATCCTTTTTCGCCAGTTCTTCGGTCGCTTCCTTCGGTACGGCTTTGTCTCCGTCCTCTTTCTCGGGTTCGTCCTTTTTCTCAGGCTCATCTGCCTTGGCATCTTTCTCATCTGCCTTGGCTTCTGCCTCGGGTTTTTCATCCGCTTTTACGTCCTTCTTTTCGGGGTCATCGCCTTTCGGCTCCGGGGTGGCCGCTTTTTCCTCGGTGGCGTCTTCTCCTTTAAGTTGGTCGTCTGTAACGGATTCCGAATCAAACAGGGGTTCATACTCGACTCCATCGTTATGATCTTCGATGTTATCGACAACCGCCGCCCCTTCAAGTTCGGCTTCGGGATGATCTACTGTGCCTTTTTCTTCTGCCGCTGCTTTCTCTGCCATGATGTTTGCTCCTTCCCGCTTATCGTAGCGAGTGACGATGGTTTAAAAACCCACTGCTTTATTTTTACGACCGGCAGCGGCGGTCAAGCTGGCTTGACGTAGCCAGAAACGAAAAAAGGCCCGGAAAGAATTTGTGTTAAATTCCAACCGGACCTTTTGGTTCTCGTTTTGGGTGTTGCTCAGAATGTTAAACTAAGTTTTAATGTTTCTTCTCCTGGTCAATCTTTATAAAAACCTCCATCCTGATCATTTTTAGATCGGGCCTTTTATCAAGGCCTATGGATAAGAACATATCGTGCTTTTCGCACAAGCACTCAATGTCACCCATAAATTTAATGGCTTCATCTTTGGTCATTTAAAAATACCTCGAATAAACCTTGTTCCAAAGCCGTTTGGCCGTGGCCGGTATTGAATGATTCGTGTCGGCCCACTTATAACAGGCCTTCTTTTCGGCCAGAAGATCACCGTCGGAAAGTGTCGAAAGGCGTTTCAGTTCGCTGGTAAGCTCATCGCCGTTATTTGCCACATGAATACCCAACTCCCCGTACTCTTTCTGATAAACGTCCTGGTGAATCGAGTTGGTAACGATCACACACCCTGAAGCCGCCGCCTCTAATGCTGTGTTCCCCCACTCACCGTAGGGTTTGCCATTTTGATCGGGAGCGCACGTTTCAACAATGACATCACATTCTTTCATGCGCTTCAGGCTTTCAACCCACGGCTTACGGGGCCATGGTTCACCCGGGAGAATCCCCCGATATTCGATATTGGTGCCGGCATCAATCAGCCCCCTGATCACCGAATAGATAAGCTCGGTTCCCTTTACCCTTGGATTGCTCGGGAAATGACCTACAACTAATTTTTCACCCTTCTTTTCAAAATCGGGTAGGATCATATTGGTGTCAACCGGATAGTAAATAAGGGTTTCGTCGTTCGCCCCAAGGTTTAGCAGGTCCGGGCATTGGATTACTGTCTGCTGTGCCACCTGATTGAAAAATTCATTGTGCGCTTTTGAGTTCTGCCTGTATTGCGTCCCTCCATGCTGAACAATTACAGGATGTTTCTCCCATTCGGCAGCGCACATCGGGTATGTTGACGCGAATAAATGCACAACGTTAGCCGATGCTATCAGATGTTCAAGTCCTCCTGCTGGAACCGTAAGCACTCCGTTTACCGATATTGGAGAGTTCATAAGGCTTGGGTGTAACGGAGCCTGGTACGGATACTTGAACGGATGCGGTTCACCCTTGACGGCCAGCACGTTCAGACCTAAATATTTGGCGCACAGCCAGAATCGATACATCGTGTTTGCGAAATCGTTATGTGAGATCATCAAAACATCAATCGGGCGCATAAACCGTTCGTGTCTCTTTTTCAGCCCGTCCGGGTTTATATCCCAGAAGTTCCACCACCAGTTTGCTTTCGATTCCGACATTCTTCTCGACATGGCCTTGGCCATTGATGTAGCGGTGCGGCACTTTAAACGAATATCCGGATCATCGGTTGACCTGTATATCGCCCGTATGGTTTCGCAAATAGTATTCCTGGGGCTTACAACTTCCATTTGTTTTTCTGTGACAGGCTCATGCTTTCTAGGCATAATAATCTATCGTCTCCCTAAGACCGTCTTTGAAATCCGTCCACACCTTGCCAAATGATTCCGTCATCAGGTTTGATATTTTACTATTATCAACATCGAAATACTTGATATCGCCACGGCGTTCCGGCCAATACTCAACGCTCGGGGTCACATTCATCAAAGACCCCAAAACCGATATAAGCGTGTTTAAGGATATCTTTACCCCGGAGGCTACGTTATACGCCTGCCCGTCCATGTCGTCGTTTACAGCGGCCACAAGGTTCGCCCTGACTACATCCTTGACGTAGGTGAAAGACCTTACTTGCTCGCCATCGCCGAATACAGTAATCGGTTTTCCCTTGAGTATTCTCTTGATAAAGATCGGGATAACCCCACCGTTGGGCGAAGCGTCCTGCCTCGGGCCGTAAACGTGAAAGTATCTGAGGGCAGTCCATCGCAATTTCGGGAATGTTCGCAGGTATTGTTCCCCGGCCAGCTTGGAAACGCCGTAAAAAGACCTTGGAGCATACTGAACCGCCTCTGTCTGTCGTCCACACTCTCCATAAACCGACCCTGTTGAGGCATGAACCACCTTTGCGCCAACCTTTGCGGCTGCACGGAACACCCTGAAAGATCCCCAGGCGTTCGTCATCAGGTCTTTGTGGGGGTTATCCATACAAACGGTACACTTTGACGCTGCGAGATGAAACACAACATCGGCACCCTTGATTTTCTTTATCATCGGGTTATAGGACACATCGCATCTTTTCAAGGTAACGCCGTCTATGACGTTTTTTGAAATATCGTTGTCAAGGCAGATAACTTCCTTACCCTGCTTAACAAGCTCCTCACAGATGTGAGATCCGATAAACCCCGATCCGCCTGTTACAACGTATTTATTTCCGCTTAGTTTAATCAAGCTGTCTCCATGTATTTTTCCATTGCCTTCTCAGCAGCCACATCAACCGTGTAAACCGTCCGGTTGAACCATTCGTCAGGGTTTACCTGATTCATAAAAGTGGCATCTTCATCCAATACATGCCCTCGGTTGCGAACTACTGGCAGCCGTTCAAAGTATTTTTCGGCATGGGGTTTAAAGAGGTCGTCGCGCTTCGCCTCCCAGCCGATTCTTGCCATCATATAGTTCAGGTCAAGGTCGTCCGGATAGAACTCTAAGCCCTTCTTTGTCCAGGCGTAAGCCTTCTCGCCGTCTTTTTTGTGCATGTAAATCCAAGACATATAGAAATACATCACGCCCAGGTATTGAAAATCCTTCGGGAGAATCGAAACTGAATTAAAAAACCGCAATCCGTATGCCTCGGCTTCATCGTAATTCTTTTCACCCACAAGCAACTGGGTCATATAGTACATGGCAATAAAGTCATCCGGGTCTTTTCCAAGCCTATCAAACAGAAGCGTTCTTGTGCGGTTCCTTTTCAAAGCCATCTTCTTAGGGTCTAAAGAATACCCGTAATGCGTAATCTTGATATCGGTCCCCGCCGCCCCGCCGCCAAATACCGCCTTGTTGTGAACAGCGTTTTTATAATGAATACCGCTTGACCGTCTGAAGAATCTCATACCCAGCCAGGATGTCGTTTGTCTTTCGTCGCTTACCTCCGTTACGGTACAAACCAAAGCAGACACAGAAGGGTGTATCATTTTCAGGCGCTTCTTGAACTCGTCAACGTTTATCGGGCATATCTCCTCGTCTGCATCGATTATCAAAAGCCAATCCCCGGTGGCGTACTGGATAGTCTGATTCCGGTGCAGGCTGAAATCGTTTTCCCACGGGAGTTCGTAAATCTTCGCACCGTAAGACTCGACTATTTCAATCGTATTGTCGGTCGATCCGGTATCAACACAGATGATTTCATCTACCCATTTAATGCTTTCAAGGCATCTTTTGAGCATTGCGGATTCGTTTTTGACCATTAAACAGGCTGTTACTGTTTGATTATTTCCCAAGAACTATCCCTCCTTTTGGAGCCGCCGGGTTTCCAAAAACCGTTTGGTCGGCACCCACATTTTTTGTCACAACCGCACCAGCACCCACAACAGCCTTTGGCCTGATGGTAATCCCGGGTAATATGACAGCGCCGGCGCCAATCACCGCACCGTCCATCACGATTGTTGCGATATATTCCTCCCCGGACATCGGGTGTAATGAGTTACAAAAACAGACATGTGGCCCGATAAACACATCATCACCAATCACAACGCCCTCGGGAATGAACGCAAACGATTGAATCTTGCACCTCTTTCCGATCTTCACGCCCCTGCCGATCTCAACGAACGTGCCGATCTTGGTATCTTCTCCGATCTCACATTCATAGAGATTCAAGAGGTCCATGTGGTGATAATCGCAGTTTTCAAAGCCTTCGACGTTAATTGCTGGCATCTGGTTGATCCTCTTTCTGTGGTTTTGGCAAAGACGTTTTTAGTGCGTGGCAATACTCGGTAGTCCAAGAACAAAAACCCCCGGTGGGTTGTTCTTCTCGTATTTTCTTATCCGCTTAATACGCCAAACAGTCATCGCCAATACACGGTCCTTTGAAATATGGGCATTTAACAGTCACCCCTGATCGCCTCCACGATTCTTGTTGCCGGTCTAATATCTTCTATTCCAAATCCGTCCCCGGCGATTATTTTTCTGTATGTTTCCGTGTGTAGGTCTGTGAATCCGTTGGTAAGGTTGATTTCATCGTGGTTCACATTAAACACCCGCTTGGGTTCCCCCTGCTTTACTGAAAGGGAAAATTGCATATCTGCCCGTTCCAGTGTCAAGGTTCCGCTGATTTCGTCCAGATCCATATTGTCCACTTGGAATTTCATCCACGGCCCAAACAACCATATTGATAAATCAAACAGGTGAACGCCGATGTTCGTTATTAAACCACCGGACTTCTCAACATCCCCTTTCCAACTCTGGGCGTACCATGCGCCTCTCGGGGTGCGATAATTGACCTTCAGTGAGTAAACTCCATCGGAATACAGCTTCTTAGCCCTGATCGCCTCCGCGTGTAACCGGCACTGAAGCACCGCATTGACTTTCTTGCCGGTCTTCAGCTCCCAGTCTGCCAGGTTGTCCAGGTTCCTTTCGTGGCAAGTCATGGGCTTCTCACAGATCACATCAGCGCCATTCCGCATCGCCATGAGCGAATGACAATCGTGCAGATAGTTCGGAGAGCACACCGACACAAAATCAACATGGTTCTTTGAAAGCCACCGGTCAAATCGTTCAGGCTCCCTGAAATACTGACAACCAGGGAAGAACCGATCGAGCCGCCCGACTGAATCGTGCGGGTCCAGGGCGGCCACCAGATCACCGCCGATATCCTTAATGGCTTGAATGTGTTTGGGCGCTATATATCCAGCGGCGCCTATTAAGGCAAAACGCAACACTATTTCACAATCCCCTTCCCTGTAACCGGGTTGATGATAGGTGAAACTTTCTCGGACCCATCATTGACGCCATCGATAATCACATCTGCCAGCGTCGCCGTGAATCTCAACTGCCCCGGGTTTGTAACTGACACCCTGAAAACATACGGACCCAGCCTGATAACCTGCCCGACTTTCGGGATAAAGTTCTCTTTGTGCTTTAACGGAAGTTCCAAGATTTCTTTGATCCGGCCGGCAGCGGTTTCGGGTACTTCCTTTGTTTCGGGTATTTTAATTGCCTCGTTCACAATCACACCATATTTTGAGTTTGCCGCATTTCGAGCAATAGGCCTCGTTCATGTAAAATTCAGACCCTTTGGCCGCGGGAAACGTGCTGTCAAACTTCGTTTTATAGGCGTCGTCGTTCTGGTATCGCATCGTAAACGCCAGAAAGTTCCGGCCATTGGGTGCTTGTCTGTGTCCTGCAAGCATCTTCTCAATCCCTCTCTGGTCTGCTGCGTCTTGTTGCGGTGTGGTCATTAAAGTTTCCTCTGTTATCATCCCACTATTTGATAAGTGTGCGCCCAGTGGCCAAAGCGCATGAACTGACCTGCGACATCTTCTTCCCTGATATACCCATCCTTCAACGCCTGGTCTGTCAACTTTGTCCCGGGCCAATAGCGCATCTCGAATTTGTTTATCACCGCCGAAAGGGGTAACTTCCTGATAAAGTCCCGTGTTGCCGTCATGGTTTCAGGCGTATCATATGGATTATCGATGATGAAATCATAATGGCCTGTTATCCCGGCGCAGTTGATCTTCATGGCCACATCTAAAATCTGTTCAAGCGTATCCTTGCGATTAAACAAGCCCTGACGTATCGACTCATCCCCGCTCTGGACACCGATTCTAACCGCAT